CCCCGGGTTAAAAAATGGGGGTATTTTTTAAAACAGGAAGAACGGGTAAAAGGGTAGACAAAACAGAAATATCGCGCGTATGAGGAAAGTTTGGCAGAAAAATAGAATAATCCAGATTTTGGAATGGGGGATGTGAAAAAATGGCGAATGCATTGCAAATAAAGGAATCACTAATAAAACAGTTGCAGGCAAAGGGTGCCAATATTGAACATTTCAATAGTCTAGTTGATGATTATATTTGGTACTGGAAACAAGAAAAAAAGATGCAAAAAGATATAAAAGATCGTGGTTTTTCTTTTGAAACCACATCCGCAAACGGATACGAGATTACAAAAGAAAACCCTTCGGTAAAAAATGCAATAGCTTACAACAAACAAAAACTTTCAATCCTCAAAGAGCTCGATCTTACGACATCAAACGTGATAAATGAGGGAGAAGATGAGTTATAAACTAAATCATGAAATACAAAAGTATATTGATTTGGTTCGAAGCGGGAGAGTTGAAGTTTGTATTGAACAGTTACTTTTGTGTGACTATGTTGAGAAAATTTTCAGAGAAGAAGACTTATTCGTCAACACTGAACAACTTAAGAAATATTTAGATTTGCAAAAGTATTTCCCTTTCGAATTATTAGACTGGGAAATTTTTTGTTTCACTTTACATAATTGTGTTTATAAAAAAAATGGCCAATTAAGATGGCCGACTCTCGTAATATTAGTTGGTCGTGGAGCTGGTAAGAACGGATATTTAGCATTCGAGGATTTCTGTTTATTGACACCAGTAAATGGAGTTAAATATTATCACATTGATATTTTTGCGATGGCAGAAGACCAAGCGAAAACAACATTCGAGGATGTGTACAACGTTCTCGAAGATAATAAAACAAAACTAAAAAATCATTTCTACTGGAACAAAGTAGAAATAACCAACTTAAAAACAAAATCAAAATTGAAGTTCCGGACAAGTGGAATTAAGTCAAAAGACGGTGGACGACCAGGGAAGGTAGATCTAGATGAATTCCATGCTTACGAATCAAATAAACTTGTAGATACCGCAACTACTGGCCTAGGAAAGAAAGAGCACCCGAGAAGAACAATAATTACGACGAATGGAGATGTTAGAGATGGTCCGCTAGACATATTAATCGGTAAATGTGAAATGATTTTAAAAGGCGAAATCAATGATAACGGGACATTACCATTCATTTGTAAACTTGATAGTGTTGAAGAGATAAAAGATAAGTCAAAATGGCCAAAGGCAAATCCGAGCTTACCGTACTTTCCGATTTTGCAACATCAATTAGAAGTAGAGTTCGGTGATTACATTTTAGATCCTAATGGGAATGCTTCATTCTCGACGAAACGGATGAACATCCCTCAAGGCAATAAAGATTCAGAGGTAACTTCCTGGGATAATATTTTAGCAACCAAAGAGGAAATGCCTGATTTATCAGGATGTTCATGTGTTGCAGGAATTGATTATGCAAAGACAACTGACTTTGTTACTGCAGGATTACTCTTTTTAAGAAACGGAAAGTATTACTGGATTAGCCATACTTGGATTTGCTTAAAGTCAGCTGATTTAGAAAGAATAAAAGCACCACTAAAAGAGTGGGAAAAAAGGGGACTGTTAACGTTTGTTGATGGTCCTGAAATTCCACCAGAAACTCCAGCCGAGTGGCTTAGTGAGAAGGCTTCAATTTACAATATCATGAATCTTGCAATGGATAATTACAGGTATACATTACTCGCAAAAGCATTAAGAATAGTTGGTTTTGAAGTCGATAAAAACGGTGCGAATAATATTAAGTTGATTAGACCAAGTAATGAAATGAGGATTATTCCTACAATCACAAGTTTATTCATAAATCATAAAATCGCGTGGGGAGATAATCCGTTGATGCGTTGGTTTGCAAATAACAGTTGCATCATTACATCCCCTGCAGGGAATCAAACTTACGGAAAAATAGAACCAAAGAGCAGAAAAACTGACGGTTTTAAAGCATTCGCTGCTGCTATGTGTGTAAGTGAAGAATTACCGGACAGTGGGGAAATAACTGATTTTGATATTGGGGTATACACGTATTGAAAAAAAGTCCTAGAAATAAGGCTTTTTTATTTTGTTTTGAAAGGTGGTGAGAAATTGAAATTTTTTGATTGGGTTAAAAGTTTTTTTGGAGTAAATCAAAATACAATAACATTCACACAACAGCAAATATCATCACAAGAAGAACAACTAGCAATAGAATTGTTTGCAATCTCAGTAGGGATAAATTTAATTGCTGGAGCTATAAGTAAGTGCGAATTCAAGACTTATCTCATGGGTGAAGATGTAAAAAAGGATGAATATTACCTGTGGAATATAGAGCCAAATAAGAATCAAAATTCAAGCCAGTTCATATACGAACTGGTCCAAAAAATATTATTCAACAATGAAGCACTCGTTATATTCGTGAACAATCAATTAATCATTGCAGACTCCTTTACACAAAATGAATTTGCGCTATATGAGAACACTTTTACAAGCGTTTCAAAAGGAACAATGAATTTTGAAAGAAATTTTAAAATGAGCGAAGTGCTTTATTACAAATTGGGCGATATCGAAATAAAGAACCTATTATCCAACTTGATAAATGGTTATAACAAGCTTCTTAACACATCAATCGATAAGTACAAAACATCTGGGGGAAGAAAAGGAATTCTAGATATAGATGCACTTGCATCTGGTGACGCTAAATTTAAAGAAAAACTTGATGATCTTATGAATGTAAGGTTTAAAAGGTATTTCGAGTCTAGAAATGCAGTGCTACCTTTGCACAAAGGATTCCATTACACAGAACAAGATGGAGACGCAAGCAAAAGGGCGAGTAACGAAATTGCAGACGTTCAGTCGATTACAAAAGAAATATTTGAACGCGTTGGCCAAGCAATGAAAATTCCCCCTGTGTTATTGCGAGGAGATATTGCAGAGGTGGACAAAGCGGTAAATAGTTTTTTAACATTTGGCGTTGATCCTTTGGCATCGATGATAAGTGAAGAGATTACGAGAAAAAGATATCAGAAGAATGCTTTTTTAAAAGGATCATATTTGAGAGTAGACACTACAAGCATTAAACATATAGACATTTTTGGAATTTCAGAATCGTTCGATAAGTTGATTGCAAGTGGTGGTTATAGCGTCGATGAATTAAGAGAAAAAGTCGGTGACGCTCCGATAAATGAAAAGTGGAGTAAAAAACATTGGATAACTAAAAATTATCAAGATGTAAACGCAGTGGAAGGAGGTGAAATGTAAATGAGTAAAGCTATTTATCTTATTAAACAAGCTGCAATAGCTAATGCACTTGACCTGTATATTTACGATTATGTAAAAGGAGATAGTTATGATTGGTGGTCTGGGGAGACAATTGAAAGTGAAACTTCAGCTAAATACATCCAAGAAAAATTAGAAGAATCAAAGGATGTAACTGAAATCAATATTTTCATAAATTCGTACGGTGGAGAAGTAAAAGAAGGGTTAGCAATTTATAACCAACTAAAAAGGCATCCAGCGCAAAAGACAGTTTATATTGACGGCTTTGCGTGCTCAATTGCTTCTGTAATCGCAATGGCTGGCGACAGAATCATTATGGGTGACAACACTCTAATGATGATTCATCATGCATCCATGGCTGCTTTCGGAAACGCTGAAGAGTTAAGGAAAGCAGCGAATGATATTGAAGTAATCGACAGAGCTAGTTGTTCAAGTTATTTAACCAGAGCTGGAGATAAATTAACTGAAGAAACACTAAATGAATTACTGGATAGCCAAACCTGGTTAGATGCTAAACAATGTTTGCAATATGGCTTATGTGATGAAATAGCAGGCAAAGAAAACAGTTTAATTGCAGGTGCACAGCAAAGGTTTAATGAAACAATCAAACAACAAATGGCGGCTATAACACAGCAAGTTGTAGTGCCTGAAGGATTAAAACAACAAAAAACGAATGCTGAAAAATTAATGGCTGCATTTAAACAAAAGCTAGAAAATTAAAAAAATTTAAACCAAATTTGGAGGAAAAACAAGTTATGACAATGAAATCGAAGGATATTTTACAACTAGAATTAAAACAAAACTTGGTAAAGGCATTTAAAAGTGACGATGAAAACGCAATTGCAGACGCGTTTCAATCTTTCGCTGATTCAGTACAAATGAACGTAATGCAAGAATTTGAAGCGTATCAAAAAACAAATGATGTTAGCATTCTAGCAAATAGAAAAGTTCAACAACTAACATCAGAAGAATCAAAGTTCTATCAATCAATGATTACTGCAATGAAATCAGCTAACCCGCAACAAGCGATTACAGATATCGCTATTGCGTTCCCAGAGACAACAATTGACCGTGTATTGGAAGATATCAAAAGCGAACATCCGTTATTGGAAGCGATTACGT